AGGCCAAGAATGGGGCAGATGCCCCAGGCACCCCGACATGATGAGCCGGGGTGAGGTGAATGGGTCGGAGGTCAACCCGTCTGGGCCATCATCTCCGCGATACGAAGGATATGACTTTGATCGGCCTGCGACATTTTCCGGTACAAGCTCAACAGAATGCATTCCAACTGCGTCAGCTGAGAGGCAGCAGACTCCCCATCCCGAACGTCCTGCTCAAGTTGCTCCAAAACGCCTCGATCCAACATGCTCACTACTCCTAAAAGCCGCAGAGGATCGTCTAAATCGCGACTTTCCGAAGCCCCAAGGGAGCACTCTTTCTTTTAGCTGCGCTGCCTCGTCCTACACGAGGTCATTCCAGTGGAAGGTTACCCTGCGACTTTTTCGCAGCCGCTTCGGCCAAGCCTGTAGCGACTCGGTGAACCACGATCTGATCGCCTGGACTCAGCGAACGAAAGCAGTTCAAAACCTCATTTTCGACAGTAGTTTGTGTTCCAGCCACCGTGTCTCGCCGGCCGAAGAGAACATACATCACGTCCACGCCAATCTTCGAAATTGCCAACAGGTAAGCCGTGTCCGGTCTCTGTCGATCGTTCTCGTAATTGCCTTGGGAGTTCCGTTTCACACCGCCTATATCTGCGAAATCGTTTTGATTGATTCCAAGCCGGTCGCGCTCTTCCCGGAGCCGCTCGCCCAAAGTTTTTTCCAAGGATTCTCCGGTTACACAAATTTTTGGCATGCATCGCTTTACACAGCCAATTTCTTGGGCATAATGATGGCACACACAACACGATTGAACACACATGAACACTATGCCCGTCCTCCTTACAGCCGAGCAAGCCCGCGCAGAACTTGACCGCAACGGGATAACCATTGCGCATTTCTGCCGCGAACACGGCCTGAACAAAAATTTGGTCAGCGATTTGTTGAACGGTCGCAAGAAGGGCGTGCGAGGCGAGGCCCGACGTGCAGCTGTGCTTCTAAAAATCAAAGACGGTGTGATTTCAAATTAATGGCATTAGGCCAGGCGAGAAACCAGAAGATGAGACGCACCGTTCTAGAAACCCGTAGGCAGGTCGTAAGCGCAGTGATTTGCGCGTATCCGGGTGGTCGTGACTGCGCCGCTCCGCGCTTGGGCATGTCGGTGAAAAAGTTCGACAACCATGCCTACGAGAACGCGGGCAGCCGGCCACTTACTGACGAGCAGATCTGCCTCCTGGAGTCACAGACCGGAACCACGCACCTTCCTGACTTCGTCTGCAACCTGTACGGCGGAGTGTTCGTTCCGGTTGCCGAAGCCGAGCAACTGGACAACCTCGACCTGTATGCCCGCTCGATCAATACAGCGGTAAAGCGAGGCCTCGTCGACGCGATCATTTCCAAAGCACTCCAAGACGGCGTCATCGAGGACGACGAAGTGCAGGCCATTCTTGCGGCGCACCGTGCGCACGTAGCAGCCAGACACGAAGAGATCACCGCCGTGATCGTTCTGCATCGGGAAAACCCGGGCAACTAGGAATCGAAATAGGCGCTGGAAGCGTCGCCATTTTTCGGCATCAGCCGAGGGCCGCGATTAGCGGCGGGGAGAAAAAAGTGAGCACTTATAAGCTGGTATGTCCGCACTGCCGGGAGCGAATGCGCATCCGGACCAGTGAGGGCACGCATATCTTTTTGCGTATTGCCTACCTGCAATGCATCAACGAGGCCTGCGGTTGGTCGGTTCGGGCTGAGTTTGAAATGACTCATGAAATGAGCCCATCAGGTATGCCGAACCCGGCTGTTTGTTTGCCAGTGGCTCCCGTCGCTATTCGCCGGCAGGCAATGAAAAAGGAAGGCGAGCAGCAAATGGACCTACTTGGACTGGAGACGGCCTGATGAACACTTTGATCAGCGAACAAAATCCCGAGCGGGAATACCGCGCCTCCATGCAAGACGCCGCGCTTTGCTACATGCAGCGTCACCAGGCAGAGCACCTTGGCAACGACCAACAGCTCTTTACCCGAACCGTCGCCCACCTGCAGACGACTCTAGAGGTACCCACTTACCTTGCCGAGAATCTGACGGGCTTGGCATACGGACAACTGCGCGCCGGCGCTGGCCAGCGACGCCTCGATCTGAATAGCAGCAGCGAATCGGTTGCTGTCTTTGCCGATCCAGCCAGCGGCAAATCTTACGCCATCCCCGTCGCGCTGATCTTCCAGTACCTGGTCGAGGCCCCAGAGCCCCGACCGAAACCCCTCAACAACTGACCGAATCGCTCCACCGTTTGCGTGTGGGTTTGGGTGAATTGCGCCCGGAATAAGGGAAAAAGCCATGAACACAGCACTTTCCATACAAATGAGCCTGAGCGAAAGCCTCGCCGAAGCCTTGCTGCAGGAGCTGCGCGAGCGGCTGCGACTGGGCATTCAGGAGCACTGGTACTCGGATCGGTTTCGCTGCGTTCCTGATGGTCTGCGCACCACTGCGATTCTCTCGGCCTATCCCGCATTGGCGGCTCAAAAGACAACTCTCGGCGCCCTCCGGGTCGCCATCAGAAAGCAGGCATGAAGATGGAAGAGAAAATCCGGGCCGACGTATTGACCCGACTTGAGTTCGATTACGGCCTGAAACACCGGGTCGGCACCGATTTCATGCGAGGTGGCACCTGCCCGGCCTGCAACAAGAAAGAGCTGTACTCCAGCTTTGCAAACCCGTTCTTCATCAAGTGCGGCCGCGAGAGCAAATGCGGTCAGCAGTGGCACGTCAAAGAGTTGTATGCCGATCTGTTTGATGACTGGAGCAAACGTGCGCCGGCAACAGATGACCAACCGACCGCAAGCGCCCGCGCCTACATGGAGTTCGCTCGGGGATTCAAGATTGATCTGGTGGCGGGTCTGTTCACCCAGGAGAACTACTTCGATCGCGTTTTGAATATCGGCTCGGCAACAGTGCGGTTTGCGCTCGAGCACGGCGGGTATTGGGAACGCCTGATCGACCAGCCTCAGCGCTTCGGTAAGAAGAAGGCACGCTTTAAGCCAGGCGAATCATACAAAGGCTATTGGTGGTGCTCCCCCTACGTCGACCTCACACAGACCTCTGAGCTGTGGATCGTTGAAGGAATCTTCGACGCGATCGCTCTGCAGCACAACGAGATCGACGCGGTAGCGGCGATGTCGTCAAACGCCTTCCCTGAGGCCTCGCTGAAAGCACTTGCTGCTGAAAGGGCCGGCAACTTGCCAAGATTGGTCTGGGCGCTGGACAACGAGTCTGGCGCGCACCGCTACACGCGTAAATGGGTCGTCATGGCTCGAGCCATGGGCTTTGAATGCACCGCTGCGCAGATACCGCAGCGCGACGCGCGGAAAGTGGATTGGAATGACCTGCATCAGCGATGGGCCTTTATTGGTGACGAAGCCGAACGACGCAAGCGCACAGAAGCGGATCTGAACGAGGCCCGCCACCATGGCGCCCTGTTGATTGCTGAAAGCGCCTCAGAGAAAGCGCTGCTGATGTACAACTGGCGCGAGCGCGAAGAATTCCACTTCGGATTTGAGTCACGTCTGTACTGGTGGAAGCTGGACATCAGCAAATTCAACAACGCCATGCAGGCGCTCGAAACGAGCGAGAACCACGAAGAACAGCAGCTGAACAACAAGGCGATGCGGGAAAAAGCGTTGCGCATGTCCGGCTGTGTGGTTGAGATCGCCAACTGCTACCCGCAGGCGCTGTACTTCCAGCGCAATGAGATCACAGACGAGTCCTGGTACTTCTTCCGCGTCGACTTCCCCCATGACGGCGGCTCAGTGAAGAACACCTTCACCGGTGGCCAAGTCGCGGCAGCGAGCGAATTTAAGAAACGGCTGCTCGGCATGGCCGCCGGCGCAGTGTTCACCGGCAGCGGCCAGCAGCTCGACAAAATAATGAAGGATCAACTGTTCGCGATCAAAACGGTCCAGACGATCGACTTTGTCGGGTACAGCAAGGAGTACGCCTGCTACGTGTACGGCGACCTGGCCGTAAAAGATGGTCAGGTGGTCGACGTCAACGATGAAGAATTTTTCGAGTTCGGCAAGCTGCGTCTGAAAACCCTGCAACGTGCCGTGCCGGTGCGGATCCAGCGCGACCCGAAAGAATACAGCGACGAGTGGATAAAACTGCTCTGGACGTGCTTCGGCGCGCAGGGCGTTGTCGCTTTGACATTTTGGTTCGGCTCGCTGTTCGCCGAGCAGATCCGCGCTCGCTACCAGTCGTTTCCCTTCCTTGAAGCTACCGGCGAGGCCGGGGCCGGTAAAACCACTCTGCTCAACCTGCTTTGGAAGTTGCTCGGCCGCGCCGGCTACGAAGGATTCGACCCGTCCAAATCCACCAAAGCCGGCCGCAGCCGGTTGATGGGCCAAGTATCCGGCATGCCTGTGGTCTTGCTTGAGTCGGATCGGAGCGGTGACGACAAATCCCACGCTAAAAACTTTGAATGGGACGAGCTGAAGGACTATTTCGGCGGCGGCACACTGGCGACCAAAGGCGTCAAAACCGCCGGCAACGAAACCTACGAGCCACCGTTCAGAGGCACGATCGCCATCAGCCAAAACGCGCCCGTGATTGCTTCCGAAGCCATCATGACGCGGATTGTGAAACTGCATTTTGTGCGGCCGAACGTGACACCAGAGAGCCGAGCTGCAGCTGATCAGCTGACAGCCTTAGACGGCTCCAAGCTGAGCTACTTCCTGCTGCAGGCGGTGAAGCGTGAAAGCGATGTTATGGCCACCCTTGCCGACAAGATCCCGGCCCATGAAGCGCGCCTGCGCCGGCTACACACCCACTGCATCAGCTGTGACACCGAATACCCGGCGAATAACGAAAAGGCGGCATGCCAGCACTGCGGCAATCAGTTGCGAGGCTACATCCGCGTCGAACGCATCGTAAAAAACCACGCCCAGCTGCTCGGCCTGGTCGACTGCATTCGCTCGCTGGTACCGCTGACAGATGCCCAGATCAGTGCAACCCAGCGTTGCATTGTTTCGATGGCGATCGAGCGCCAGAGCTCAATCAGCGCAGACCATCCAGTGGTCGCGGAATTCTGGGAAGTCTACGAGTACCTGCAGGGGCTTGATGCCGACGGGCCGGTGGTCAATCACAGCAAGAAAGACAACGTCATCGCTATCAACCTCAACGAGTTTGTCGAGCGCGCCGCAGAACACCGCCAAAAGCTGGCCGACGTCAGCGAGTTGCGCGATCGCCTGAAGGAATCCCGCTGCCGCAAATTTCTGGAATCGAACAAAGCCGTCGACAGCGCGGTGCGCGCCTACCAGGCCACGCGCAATAACAACACGATCACCAAGTCACCCACGGTCAAGTGCTGGATGTTCCAGGCGTAGGGCTGCAACCCGCGTCGACAGCCAGGAAAGGAGAGAACCATGCAGATTCAAGTCGTCGCCGGCGCCGATCGTAGTGATACGCAAAGCCTGCAGGATCGCATCACCCAACTGCTCAACGAGCTTGGGAACACGGTGCAGGCGGAAGCCTACGGTGCGAACGGATTGGTCGACATTTTGGAGGTACGGGCTATCGATGGTCAGCGCGAGATCTTGGTGCTGAATTGCTCCCGGCTGCAAATCCAAGCGGTTTTGGACTGGCAGTCCTGTAGCGAGGACACGAACGAATTCGAAGACCTGGTGCTGCACCTGGTGCGATCGCCAGACAGCTACCAATAACGCCGGCTGCAACCGGCAACTACTGAAAGGAGAAAACCATGCAACGCACGAACGAAACAGCCCAACCGGCCGGAAGAGCAATCATAAACAGCCTGCTCAGCATCACGGCAACCGCAGCACTGATCACCATTACCGCCTTGCAGATACCTGACGTACTGATCTGGCTCGCCAGCTAAGAAAGAAATGGCGCCGAGGGGCTGCAACCCCTCGGCACCGACTACCCCAAGGAGAAGCACCATGCGAGCACGAAACCTGAGAGCTGTCCTGCAAAAGGCTAACACAGCGCATTTCAAACCCGGCGACAAGGTAAATCAGGTGATCACAGGGAAACGCGCTCGACGGCCCAAGCGCCACCACAAGCCTGGGATCGTTCTGCGTGTTTTTGGTAACTGCGTAATTGTGCGTTTCAAAAATGAAGTCAAAGGCGTTTACCCCAAGTGGAGATTGATGCTGGCTGTAGGAGGCAACAGCCACCCATGCGCATTGCAGGGAGCCGCCAAATGACTCATCAACCCATCGTCCAACAGAGCCGGATCCGCCCTGCAATGGCGAGTAAGCGCCTGGATCTGCCCAGCATTTGCGATATCTGCGGCTTCGCCCGATCGACACGTCGCCACCAGAGCTGCAGCAAGTTGAGGCAACAACGCAAAACGGAAGAATGGGCGGCCTTGATGGCGGAAAAAGCGGCTGCTCGAGCGACCCGGGAGAAACGATATGCGCGCTAGCAAACTGAGCGCTTTGGCTGAAGCGGCTCTTGAAAATGCCCGCGCTCGAACAGCGGGCCCCTGCCTCGCTGCTAAATCGCAGCGAAGGTTTTGGACAGATCAGGAAGAGATCGATCTTGGACGGCTTTACCCGGACACGCCGATGCCAAACCTGATGGAGTACTTCCAACGGCCGGATCATGCCATTTACGGAAAGGCCGCGAGCATGGGCTTGAAGCGGAGCGACGATTATCTGGCCAGTGAGCACGCCTGCCGGCTACGGCGAAACAGCGATGCCGGCGCAGCCTTCAGGTTTCAGAAAGGCTTCACCCCGTGGAATAAGGGGATGAAGGGCTTGCAAGCTGGCGGCCGTGCCGCTGAAACCCAGTTTAAAAAAGGGTCGAAGCCTGGCAACTGGCTTCCGGTCGGCAGTACGCGTCGCAGCAAGGATGGATATTTGCAGAGGAAGATCACAGACACCGGATATCCACCCCGAGATTGGGTGGCACTGCACACCCTGCTATGGGAGGAGCAGCGCGGGCCGGTGCCACCCGGGCATTGCCTGTCTTTCAAGGACGGCAATAAGGACAACATCGAGCTCGATAACCTTGAGCTGATCACCAGGGCAGAGCGAATGCGGCGCAACACAATCCATAGGTATCCGCCGGAACTCAAGGAAACCATCCGCCTGCTGAGCAAACTCAAGCGCACTATCGAGACTACCAATGAAAAATAAAATGACTGACCTGCGTGACCATCTCTTTGCCACGCTGGAAGCACTTCAGGACGAAAGCAAACCGATGGACATCGATCGGGCCAAAGCGATAGCCGAAGTGGGCAAGGTGCTTGTTGACTCAGCGAAAGTGGAGGTGCTGTACCTCAAGGTGATGGATGGCGAGGGCCAAAGCACTGGATTCATCGAGTCGCAAAAAACTCTGCCGTTGATCAACGGACGGTGAGCCTAGCATTTAGCTCGGCAAGTTCTAATAACTCCAGCCCCGGCAGCGGTACTACACTTGCCGGGGTGCCTCAAACGCTCGAGGACAAACTATGAACTCCCGATCGGACAACGTCCTGGTATTCACCGACCTGCAGCGCATAACCGGTTATCAACGCCGTTCCGATGTCGAGCGATCGTTGATCGACCAAGGCGTTCGCGTGTTCCGTGGCCGCACCGGGCCGTGGACCACGTTGGACCTTATCAACCAGGCTGCCGGCATCAAGCCAGCCGCATCAGATCGATACGACGCCGATATCCTATGAGGAAAGCACGGAAGCGGAAGCACAATCCGCATATTCCCGCCCATATCGACCAGGCCGCTCTCCCAGCGGCCGTTTACTTTGATCACCGCAAAGGTCGGGTCTGGTACACGTTGCACTATGACGAAACGGGAAAACAACGCCGGCGCAACATCGCGCCGGCGGACGTTTCGCTGGCCGAGCTGCACCAGATCATGGACGAGGCATCCAACGTCGACCGTGGCACGCTTCGCTACGTTTGTAGCCAGTTTCACGAGAGTGATCGTTATAAGAAGCTCAGCCCGAAAACCCACGATGACTACTGCTACTCGCGTGATGTTCTGCTGACCCTGCCCACAAAGCTGGGAAAGCCGCTGGGAGACTTGGCGGTACGCAAGTTCACTTCCGCCCTGGTGCAGCGCATCGTCGATCGGCTCGCAGACGAGGGGACTCCGTCGAAGGCTGCGCACGCTCTCCGCTACTTGCGGCGCGTACTGCAGTGGGGTCGCAACCGGGGTTTTCTGGATGTGAATCCCGCGCTGGGCATCGAAGCCCCTGTCGAACGAAAACAGCGTCGCCTGCCAAATCATCAAGTCATGGATACGCTCATTGATCGAGCAATTGCCCGAGGCTTGCTGATCAGGGGCGAAAAAGGCGGCTGTCCGGAGTACCTCGGCTACGTGATGGAGCTGGCATATCTCTGCAGACTACGCGGAATCGAAGTGGTCACTCTGACCGATGCGAACGAGCTGGAGAGTGGCATTCTCACCAACCGCCGCAAAGGCAGCCGTGACAACATCGTTCGCTGGACACCTCGACTGCGCAAAGCCTGGGATCACGCCAAAGCCTATCGAGCCAAGATCTGGGCCAAACGCAAAACGGCGATACCGATCGCACCGTCACGGCGCCCCATCATCGTGGCCAGTCACGGCGGGCCGCTACGCAAGTCGAGCTTGGACACGGCGTGGCAACGATTTATCACGCTGGCTTTGGCAGACGAGATCATCACGCCCGAGCAACGGTTTGCACTTCACGACTTGAAACGACGTGGCATCACCGACACGGCAGGTACGCGAGCGGACAAACAGGAGGCGAGCGGCCACCGCGACCCGAAGATGATGGACGTCTACGACCACAGCGTGCCGACCGTTTCCCCTTCTGCAGAGTGAGCAAACCGGACGTAACAAGCGACACAGGGCCCGCTATTCACGCGGGCCTTGGCGTATCTGGACGTAACAAGTAATCGCGTAAGTGCTTGATTTCTATCCTTGAAGCACCTTCCTTGTAATCAGTAGGTCCCGGGTTCGACTCCTGGTGCCGGCACCATACAAAACAAAGCCCCTGCAAAAATGCAGGGGCTTTGTTGTTTCTGAGTTAGCCAAGACGTCCAAAATGTGGATCAGGCAGGATGCAAATCCCGCAACGCCTCAGGATGCTGACTTGCGACCCGCAAGAGAGTCTGCGCTGCACCCGTCGGCTGCCTGCGCCCCTGTTCCCAATCCTGCAAAGTCCGCAGACTTACACCGATCAGTTTGGCGAACGCACTTTGTGAAACCCCCACCTTGGCGCGCGCTTCAGCTGCCGCAGAGAGCGGCACCTGTGTTACGCGCGCGGCCTTTCCGGCCTTCATCTGACGTACAGATTCCAGCAAGTCCTGCTGGAATTGCTCCAGTTCATCGACCATCGCTGATTTCCTCCTTCAGTTGCTTGAGGAAGGCTACGGGCAAGTTGTCGAGCTTTGCCTTGGTGTAGGCAATGAGCAACCAAATCGAGCCTTCAGAAAGCGTGTTGTAATAAATGACACGTGTACCGCCTCGCTTACCCATGCCGCTGCGAGTCCACCGCACCTTGCGCATACCTCCACTACCAGGCACGACATCACCAGCCAGAGGGTTTGCATCAAGCCAATTGATGAATTCATGGCGCTCACCATCGCCCCATATGGCGTCGGCATAGCGCTTGAAAATTTCGGTTTCGATGATTGTAAATCATGAATCGGACTATACGGCTACGCCGTATAAACAAACCATAAACGCTTATGGGGAATAGATCGACGAAAGGCATGGCGCGAAGCCTTGCGAAATCTGTTGTAACGAGAAGCCACTCCTCGCCATCGTTGCTCATCTGCCTGTTCCAAAGCTACCGTCAAACCCGTCGCTGCCAATTCAGCGACCGGGCCTGAGAACCCGCGTAAGATACAGGCGCACCAGCGCCCCAACCCACGATTGCCGGCGCTTTTTTGTGTCTGCATCCACGTGTAATGGCGGCTGTGCGTGGGAGACCTTCCGGTCTGCCGGGTTCCTGTATCTCCGGTTTCTCAGCCTGCGCAAAGCTGCCACCCTTTTGCCTGGGAACGAAAATGGCGGCTCTCATTTGATACAGGGAGTTCACAAATGAATGCCATTGATCCGTCAGTAATCCGCAACGCTGCAACATCGGTCACATCACTGCACATCCCTACGTACGGCAGGTGAAGCGAAATGACCGACACCCTCGATTTGAAAACCCCAGGCCTCACCCACTTCTCCTTCCAATCCAACCAAGCGATGTTCCGCACCAACCGCGTTGTGCCCGTGATCGCCGCCCTCTCACACGCCTCACACCTGCTTCACATCTCCAAGCTACTGACCGCTGACTCCACAGTCTCTCGCGACCCTGACCTTCACGCCTACGCCTCCCAATATCTGCAAGAGTTAAGCAAGGCGCTGATCGATGATGGGATTAAAGTAATGGATGCGCCGCCAGACAAGCCGTTGATGTAAATCACATATGAAGCCCTCGTTGATGCGAGGGCTTTTTGCGTTTCACACCTGACTGATTTCGAGCACATACGAAATCCTCTGCTCGTTCGCACTCCAGACATAGCGCAAATGCTTGCCCTGCTTCGGAATCGATACCGCCGGCGGGCGGAACGCTGCAACGCATTCATGCCCGGGCAACCGCACGCTGTTATAGAGCAAGCCCCACGATTCACCATCGCGCAACTGTCGCGCAAATACCTGCGATGGCCCATAGGCTTCCGGATCGGGCTGATGCAAATGTTCATAGCCTTGGCGAACGTCATGCAGCGGCTTTACCACCCGATTGATGTAAGTACGCATGGTCAATTCGAGATCGACTTCCCGGGTCGCCGCGAGAAAGCGTTCCTGATGAAAACAGGTTTCAGCGATGGCCGCACTCTGGCTGCTGGCGGCGTAATAGACGCCGAAGGTGCCGTCACTGAAACGGCTGCGTTTGCCGACGTGAGTGAACGCGGCCATCACCGGGCTGGAACCAGGGCCGGACAGGCGATCTTCGGGACGTACGCGGGCCAGTACGCCAGCCTGTTCGACCAGCCGATCGTTGGTCAGCGCTTCAATTGCGTAGGCAACTTCGAGGTCTTCGGCGTCGAGCACGTCTTCGAACAGTGCAATCGGCGGGAAGCTGCTGTTGACGATGCGATACGCCCGCGGCCATGGCACATCCACCAGCGTCGGCGCTTTCAACCGCGCACTCCGTCGAGGTAGCGGCGCACATCGGCGATATCGACCACCCGGCCCGCCAGCATGTAATCCAGCGCGGTTTTGCCATTGAACGGTGCCGCGGTGTTGGGGCTGCTGACCCAGGCGTAGGCGCGTTCGCGGCTGTTGCTGAAGATGATGCTCAACGCCTTGTGAATGCCCATCAGATAAGAAATGCGCTCAAGGGTGTCGTGGGGCAGGCGGATGTTTGGCAGGTGTTTGTATTTATAGAATGTGGTGTTGCCGACTCCACCGAGCAGGGAGCGTTGTTGCTCGGCGCTACAGCCCCAATGCTCCATGAGGCTGAAGAAGAACTTCAGCGCAACGCGCCCGGCTTCGGGGGCGTCGAGTTGTTCGCGCGGGTTGAACGCAGTAGATGAAGTTGGCATTTGGCCGCCTCCAGAGAAATCATCATGCTTTGAGGTTAGTACATATCTGTACATTTACTCAAAATTAATACACAGATGAACAACCGTGCAGACTGAAAAATCCATACTGCTTGCACACATTTTTTGATCTCCATCACCCTCATCCCAGCGAAAACCCCGATCCTCTGTCAGCCTCCAGCCATCGGCGGGGAAATCAATTCGCTACTAAATCCGCGACAACTATGCTCAGG